TTATTAATTAAATTATACAATAAATTAAGAAACATAATATAATTACTAATAAAACGCCACAAATATACACTTCCATTAAAGTCTCCTGTCAGTGCCTACAATTAAACAAGCTAATGCAGCGACGCCAATTGCACTTCCGCACATCATTCCTAGAAAGAAATTAAGCATCTTTTCTTACCTCTCTAATAATTTTAAGAAGGTCTTTTCTCCACGCTCTTTCACACTCTGCTCTAAATTTACACTTGATACTACATACCTTACTCTGCCAATTTCTTTTATAACAATCTACTTGCATAATTAACCTTCATATCTAAGAACACCATTCCACGGGAAGTTATAAAAACCACCCACACGTATCTCATTCCCAGTTTGGTCACCAGGTTGCCCACCAGTAATCCCGCCAAACTCGTTAATACAGGCTTCCACCAGTTGTCCACTTCCGATATACAATGCTACATGGCTCCCAATATTCAAAAGCACATCACCCCTATAAAGCTGACTACTATCTGTACCCAATCCAGGATACCAAGTAAATCCAGCATTTTCAAAGGGTGTTATCATGGTATAAGTGGCTGGACTTGGTGTGGGAATATCAAATCCATTTTGCCTGAACGCCCAACTAACTAGTGAACTGCAATCAAAATCAACTCCACCATCACGTGTAGCTTGGTCATAACCATGACTATTATCATTAGCAATGCTAATCGCCCAATTTACCGCTGCTTCAACTCCTTGACCGCCAGGTGGTAAACTTGTGCCGCCACTAGTTGACATACCTCTTATGTTAATTCCAGTGATTTCATCTGTTCTGAGCCATATGGTCTTGTTAAAATAGAACCTTTGCAAATTCGTTCCATTATGCTCACAGCGCCACATTACGTCATCATTAAAATAAATAAATCCGTCACTCTGTACGCTACCGATATACGTAACATTTCTATTCTGCCCATTTACATATCTTCTACCCGTAACAGTACATACATTTGTTGAAGGCATATCCACTCCATCCATCCAAAAGTTTCCAACTTTTTCAAATCCTTGAAGTTGCCCTTCCCATTCATCAGGCCAATCTATGCTATGTGCAGGATACCAAGTATCATAGTCTACAATAAACTCAATCACATTAAGGTTGTTACCGCTGACATGCCCCCAACCGTTGTTATTCGGGTCTAGCGAGCTTTTGTAATCTCCTATCACAGTTGGCAATATTGCGCCACTTGCAAGCGTCCAGTCAATATAGTCACCGATTTCACCGTAGTATTCGCAACAGGCTATAACATACCTGCTACCCACAATTCCGTATCCATCTTCATCGAAATTCTGCCCTGCGTCTGCTTTCAGTTGATAAGCGTTCGAGGATGGGTCGGTAATCAATTGCCATGCTTCATAAGTATAGAAATTAGCCATTCCGTTATATTCTATAGGATTCATCAGTTACACATCCTCATAATATCGCGGAACCAATTTTTCATTTTCATGTTCTCATATCTGACAGCACCCATTTGATATGCTTCTATAAGTGATTTCAACCAAGGTAGTTTCTTACCTGCTTGCAACAACATCACATTCGGCTTATGGTCATTGGTTGTCACAGAATACACTTTGCCAAATTGCAAATCGAAATCAGGGCTGATATAGTAAATCCATTGAACAGGGTCAAGCCAAACTCCAATCCATGTGTCTTTGTATCTCAAAGTGACAAAGTAGTTAGACCTCTGTGTTTTATGCTCAATGAAGTCATCATTATCAAGCAACCATTCGTTATCATAAGCGTAATCGGAATATTCCGTCCCTTCGATAATCTGTCCGAAACGTGAACTTTTCTTCATGTTGCTCAACAAAGGTGATACGAAATTCTGTACTAATATTTCCTTTGATTTTCCGAATCTCTGAATATCTCCGTTTGCTGGTTTGTTCAAATGGAAGTAATCGAAATACGGATTGGTGATAGTGACAGCATTTGAAAGGAAAAGCACTATCACGTCCCTGCCACGTGCAACTGTCTCGTAAAGGTCAAGGAACTTAGTCACTTCGTCTTTCAAGTAATGGTACGTTCCTCGATTGTCGATAATGAATTCATCGAATACAATCAATTGAACATTCGGAAAAGCATCGGATTTCAAGATGCTTGCCGTGCTCAACGGCTGTGCATATCCGATAATCTCCCCATCACAGTATAGCGTGTTCGATTCAGCTTTGAAGGTGTGGTCGGGAAATTCTTTTTCAACTGCATTGAACAATCGACCGTTGCGCATGATTGTCAATTTATCCAATTCCGTTTTCATTCTGCGAACATACATGAACTGCCATTTGATGCCCTTTTTCTTGAACTTCAAATGTTGCTCTATCGCATACTTCAATGCTCCATACGTTTTTCCACCGCCTCGCATACCCAATATGAAGTTCCACAAAGCATTGTATGACAATGTTCTAGGTATGCTTATGTAAAGTTCGTTTTCCATTATGACCCCGAGTAGTAGTTGCAGGAAATGTTGAATGAAAAACCTTTCAACTTGATTAGCTGGTTCGGTGTGCAATACACATTTCCATTTGCTCCGATTTCTAAAACGTCAATTGACAATGTATTTGAATTGTCAACGCAAACAGGAAAAGCAAGTGTGCTTTCAGGACAAAGCTCATTCGGCAAAGTGCATACCAGACCGCTTGAATCGCTTGTGTAATCACCCATGAAAATCACGTCGTTGGTGTTGCTCAACAGGCAATAGTGAGTCAATCCATCTGGTGCTGTAATCGAGTATTTTCCTTTATAGATGGTGTAAACATTAGGATTTCCAGTTTCAGCCATTTTAACTCCTTTACAATGAGTCCCCCACAACTCATGTAGAGGGTGAGGGACTCCGAGAATAGGAAAGGACGCTTTCCGAATTGTCATGACACAGAATTAGCAAGTTTCCATCGGTGCTCCGTAGGGTCTTTCACCTATGCCATCGGATAACATCGAGCCATATTAACAAATCGGTGCTGCTCCTTGACTCGAATGTTACCATATCGCTCATAGATTGTCAATTATTCTCGGTTTTGGATAATTCCCCTGCAATCATGACTGCCAGCTTGTTCGCTTCTCTTTCTTCCTTGTCCCAATGGTAGTATTGGACTTGCACGTACACAAATGCACCCAATAGAACCGTTGCCATTGCAGCAAGCACCCAGAAACATACTGCAAGAACATAGCATGTCATCGTCATTCTGCATCATCCTTGCCCATGTCCAGCTTGTCTAGGATTTTGTCAAGAGTCTTGTCCATAGTTTCCAATGTCGTTGTCAGTTTCGTGATTGTTTTGTCATAGAGATAGAACATTGCGCAACATGCGACGATTGGAAAACCGACGCTGCCAATTGCGCTGATAATGTCCAGTCCTTCCATGTAATCACTTCCTCTCTATCGTAACTTTATATTCATCATCTTCGATGATATGTGATTCAGGCTCGGTTGGCTCTTGTTCAGTAGTTCCAACATAGGCCATCCACATGTTACTGTCCCCGAAGAAATGATTGACGTCAAGATTGCCATCATACCCAGGTACGTAACCGTCCGAAGCGTATTGCCAACAACCCACCAGACCTTCCGCATAAGGTGGTTCGCCAGGGTCGTAATCCAAGGTAGGTCTTACAACATCGGGATAAGCTGCAACCCACCTCATGCAGTTGGCTTCAACGCCACCTTGGTTGAAAAGCCAAGGGTTACCGTAAATCCACGGCCATATTCCAGTTCGCTCGTGAATCCTGTTGACGAAAGTGTTGACCCAGTTGACGGATTGACCGCTTTCCCAGTCGAGAACTGGTATTCCCTCACCGAAGTAGTTGATGGTGTTGTCGATGAAGAAATCTGCTTCGGCTACAGGGTCGTTGTTGTTGGCAAAGTGGTAGAAACCCCAAAGAACACCGTTCTCTCTGCAATGCTGCACCCAGGGGTCACAGTAAGAGTCAACGAACTGCAACCCCTCGGTGGCTTTCATGATGCAGAAATCGACGCTGATGTTGGCCAGGTTCAATCCAGCTTGCCAGTTAGATATGTCGATTCCTTTAAGCATTGTTATTTACCACCTACCGACTTTGCTACACTTCAACCCATTGTGTAGAACTACTTGTCAGCAGACCTACAACGTGAAATGTTCCTACGCCTTTGTTAGTACCGTCGAAAACAAGATGGTCATTTGCTCCGTAAACTTTTGAGATTCTATTAGCGCCAGTTTGCGTGATATAAAATTCGTTCGTACCCCTTCCGTCTACATACGGCAAATGCCATTCGGTCGTACCTTCGCTATTTCTGTAAACGTTTTGTGGACAATTGGTATTCGCTGAAATGTCAAAATTGTAGACATCTTCTGTACTAGACATTCTATACCCGTTTGCTTTGAACAATACTCCAAGCGATGAAATGTTTGCACCGTCAATGGAAGCAATGAAGTTTCCGCTAAACAAGGGACAATCTACGACAAATGGATGATTCAAATTTGCAGTTGAGGTTGCTTCAATGAATTTTCCTGCAAATGGATAATAGTTCGTTAGTTTTCCATCACGTACATTGCCGATGATTTCCAGAATAGTATCGTTAAGTTCTGCAATGCGGCAATTTTCAATTGAAACGGAATTAATTTTACCGAACGTATTATCGGTTCTGTCCAGCGCTTCGAGTTTGAAACCCTTTGTAGAACCTTCGAGACTTACATTTTGGAAAAGAGTACTATTAACCTCGAAACCCGTAAGCGCTTCGATGTATACGGCAAGTGGGGCAAATACACGTCCGTGCATGAATTTGTTTTCGCCTGAATAAGATGGTGCGCTGCTGTCCTGTGATTGTCCTGCTGTGATGTAGATACCGTATTCAGTTGCTTTGATGAAACCACAATCGACTATGTTGTTTTGTACTCCGTGATTAGTCGGCAACAAGCAAAGACCGCGCTTGCCTTCGAGGTAATCAAACGATACGTTGTTATATGCTGTATTCAAATCGTAATTGTACTGAGCAAGTGCAAGACAGTTTCCATTTGGCGCGTAAATTGTTTTCATGTATACATTGGAGTAAATGCCCGTTACTTCGATTGCGCTATCCGAACCGTTATAGGTAACAACCGAATGAAGTTCAACGTTCGTATTCGATGGGATAGTAACTGTATCGGTAATCTTATATCGTCGGTCGCTAGATTTAACGTCCCTGTAATTTGCGAAAACGTAGTTTAGGTAAGCTGTATCGTCATTGGTGTTGTTGCCGTAAGCGCCAACCATTTCAGGTGTCACAAATGTTTCAACGACCAAATTAGCGAACAATTCACCACATGCGATAACGTCCATTTCGTTAGCAGTACCGCTATTTGAAATTACATACCATGCAGCACCACCATCATCTGTTACATGGAAACCGTTGGTATGGCAAATAGCACCATCGAACAGATTTTCAGATGCTTTCATATCGGCTACGGTTTCAAACGAGAAGGCTTTTTCAGGTATGATGCTTTCTATGTTGTCCACATCTTCGGCAAGTCTATACACTTCCTGTCTATAGGCTTCGACTTGTGCGTTGTAATTTCCCGTGTTTGCCCAATATTCTTCGTTGAGAATATCAACGCCAATTGGGACGTACTGGCGCGATGTATATGAATTTCCCTGATAAAGCACGATAGTGAGCGGTTCATACGTTCCAGTATTATCCCAGATGATGCTTTCTTCATCTTTGCGTCCGAAAATAGGGACATATCGCGCACCGATGTATTGTTTGTGCGTAATACCACTAAAATACTCGTTTAGAATTTCGGTAATTTCTTCTGGTGTGTAATTAATAGTCATTTTCACTCCTAATAGTAAAGTACGAGAGAACCGTAATATTCATTTGAATAGTCAGCAATAGTGTCGAACCATACATGAGCCCACGAGTCGAAAATGTTAGCTGCAAAATATCCATCATCTGTCAATTCAAAGTAAACTCCGTTTTGAATGAACGTTCTAAGGATTTCCGTCATATGGGCATCGACCCATTTTTCAACTTGCTCTTTGTAGTAATCGTCAAAACCGCTTTCCATGAATTGTTCAAACTGGTCTGCAAGTGTTTGTAAATCTTCAGCTAGGATTCTAATTGCAACGCTTTGGTCGTTACTAATTTCAATAATTTCATTTAGTTTTGAAATTACTTTACAAAGTAGTTCATAATATGATAGCGAATCATCATATACTGCTGGTAATACTTTTTGACACCAAAATCTAAAAGCACCGATTTCTCCCAATGGGGCAATCATTGTCATTCATTTACCTCCTTACCAAAGTTTGAAGAACAAATCTTCCAAATCATTTATTATTAGAACATCAATATCAATAAATTTTTCAGCATATTCATTGATAAGAAATGCCAAAGATTTATTTCTTCCATATTCATCTTCTTCACGAACTTTATTATCTGTTCTATCGCTTGTTGATGTTCCAGTATTAGTTGAAGATGTTGTCCCACTAGTTGACCCATTTGAATCGTTGTAAGTTACATTGGTAGCATAGTCCATATCTTCGATAGATGGAGAACCATCATTTGAAAGCAATGACATTGGTGTATCTTGAAACACGTTTCTGTTATGGTCTGTGCTATTTGCTGAAGATGTACCATTCAAGAGTGAAGATGTAGTGCCGTCAATTTCACTTGTGAAATCCTCGTCAATATTCCTATGGCGTGTGAAATCACTTAAAGGATGGTTCAAATCAGTTTCAATTGTGTTGTACAGACGATTGTACTTAGGCATGATTTCCTGCATTGTACGCTTCATCATCTGTGCGAACTGCGCTGCCGTTTCCTGACCTATTTCCCTGAAAAAGTAATGGTCGATGATTTTGTCGTTCAAATGCGACCTGTACGCTTCATCGAAAATAGGGTACTTCGACAGACCGATGTACTTGTAGACAGCATCGGCGTATTCCTGACCATCTGGAACATCAAGACCCTGACCGATTTGCTCTACTATCCATCTAAGCTGTGTGGTGTATTTGCTCATATCATATCACCTATATTCCCAACAGTTGACGGATTTGAGTGAGAACACCACGGTCACGCTCTGTAGACCCGTAACCTTCGCCGCCTTGCGTGATGACGTTCATATCCTTCATGCCAGTGGTAGCGATGTTCTGCGAACCGTAACCATCTGCCTTGATGTAGATACCAGAACGGAAATCGCAATCAACTTCATCTTCGAGTCTATCAGCGAAAATCTTGTTGATTTCCTTGCAAGCCTGTTTTCGTGCATTGAGCCTTACGAAGCGCTGCGCTTCAACATCACCCATGTTGCTCATGACCTCGTTTGAAACAAGCCTTTCCTTCTTCTCGGTCGTTACGTTCTCGACTCCAAGGAAGGTCAGAACCTCGTTCCAAATCTGATGTTTGAGAATCTGCAACTCGTTGCCGACGTATGGCGAGGAAGTATCGAGAATTTCGATGTTGTCCAGGTTCATGCTCTTGTCCGCAAGAATCCAATACACGTTCCCTTGCGCTTGCATCATCATGTTCTTCCAAGAAAGCCTGTCCTTGTCCTGGCATTTGATGACCTTCGGGGTTTTCTGGTTCATGACGTTCAGGTCGATGGTGCGGTCGATTTCAGCCAAACGCTGTGCGTAGAGCTGCAAGGTCGGTATCATTGGAATACGAAGGTAATCGTTGAAGATGATGACGCTGTTCTCACGTGTCAATGGAATGTTCATACCGTTGACGGAATAAGCGCTTCGTTCTGTCGGATAGTGGTACATGTCCCACATTCCCTGTGCAAGAACTTCGAGTACCGCAAAACCTTCAGGCGCTTGATGGTCGGCAAGTTCGGACGATTTCAAATCCTCGTCATAGAAGAACACGCACATGCCATTGATTAACAGCCACATTTCCATCATTCGCTCGTCAACGCCTTTTGGAAGGTTCTTCCATTCGAAAACGCTCATTGCAATATCGAGCAAGCGCCAAAAGTACATGAGGTAAGAACGCTGGTTCATCAACACGTTTTCTTTTTCAACGTGCTTGTCACCATTGAACATGATGTTTCCAAAGGGGTCATTGTAAGGGGTTCCATCAGGCATCCTCAAACCTGTGTAACACATGTAGTTATCTGAAAAGCTCAAAGAATCACCTCCTTAATGGTTATTCAAGGAATAATTACCAACATCACTAGTATGCCAGAAAGTAATTCCAGCATCGTAAATTCGATTGATTTTATCCATCATATCCGATGGTACATTGCCAACATGGCATGAATTCTGACACTTGACGTAGTTCCAATACGGTCTGCCGATTCTATTGGGAATCTTTACACGGTCAACCTGATAACCGTACATATCGAGAAAATCATCAACGATAGCAGCGTATTCAGGAAGCAAGCAAACTTGCGAAGTGTACCATCCGACATAACCATTCTGTAGTCTCGAATTTCCACCGATGTTACCATTTGAAGTATTAGGATGTTTCCTCATTCGGTCGATGTTTCCAATAGTGCTTGCAATAGCCGCAAGACCGCCACCAAGAGCACCCATGTTCGGTTTCGTTGCACCGAATTCCCTAGCGGCAGCGTTGGAATAGGACATCAACGCATTTTGAGAAGCTTGACCAAGACCAAGACCTCCAAGATGTTCCATTTGGGCAGCACCAGCACCAAGCATCTTGCCAGCAGCGCCAATACCAGGAAGGAAGCTGAAAGCCATTGCTCCGACACCGCCAAGAATGGCAAGCTGGTTGTTCAACGCATTTTGAGCAGCCCAGTTCTGGTAGGCAGAATAAACCCATGAAATCTTGTTGGTGAAATCGAACGTGAACGGTTTGAAAGAATGACCGCCAGGTGAATCAGGAATACCGTTGTAAGCATCGGGTGTTACATAGCCTTGGCAATCAGCCGACGCGACCATCCTTTGCGACAATCTACAGAATCCATTTGTACCGAAATACTCATAGCGCCAATCCTCGACACGGCCTGTGAAATCACCTATTTCAAGGTAATTGTAGGGGTAGCAAAGAAGTTTATTGTTCTTTGGTGTATATGTTCCTAGCGTAGATGGTTTTGAAACGCTTGTTCCACCAGCAGCCATTGGAAGCACACCCTCCTGCAACGTCCAAACTTTACCACTGGTTCTAGTCCATGTATCGTTGATTTTGATAGGAAATTTAATCAAATCGTCAATACTGAAACAATTTGCAGGGAGTGTGAAAGCATCTGCAATGGTATCAGCAGCACCATGTTGATTCAACGATTGCACATCTAGCGACAATCGCTGCTTGCTGTCAGCATCGTTAAGGTCGTAAATGGCAAATCTGCAAGCATTGTACTGTCCTTGCGCCCAAACACCTTGGCAGGGGTCAACACCGTTCGAGTGGTATTCATCATCAACATAGTGCATGTAAGCATTGAGAAGCAGAACACCCCATCTAGGTTCCATGACATGACGCTCGAAATTCAAATGCTGATACTGCAACGGCATTGCTGGTTCCTCGTTGAGATGTGCGCCAACTGTGTCATCGTCAACATGCTCACGTTCGACAAAGCATTGTTTCAAGGTGTAGTCAAAATACCACGTCTGCATAACATCAAGTTCGAGGACAAGTTCAGTGCAGTTCTCGTTGACGTAGTTAACACCCACGATAAAAGCATAGAACCATTTGCTGCCATAATTCAAGTTCTGGTACATCACATAGTCATACGTGTAAAGTCGTTCAGCATTGAACATCACGCGAATGGAATTATTCATCCTCACATAAGTATAAGTGTCTTTTTCAAGGGAAGAATCCATCCTTCCCATCATGAACGACGTTTGTTCCGAAACTGACGAGAAGGTGAGCGTGTGCCTGTAGGAATTGTCGAACGGCACACGCCCAATGAGGATTTTTCCGCTTGGCTGAAAATTAGCCATTCGTGATTACCTCTCCTTACGAACCAGAAACGACGGTTACAGTGGACGTATCGGTTACAGTCGTTGCATGTTCGCAAGTGGCGGTAACGATAATCTGGTCGGTTGCACCCTGCGTCGGGTCGATGTAGAGAACACCGTCAGCCGAAATCTTTGTGCCAGACTTCAAAGTGTCACCCTCGGCAGCGGCGATAGACCACTTGACCGAAGTGTCGATGATACCAGTCTTGGTGACGGCAGCCGTGAACTGCATGGAAGAACCAGGGGTCATGTTGGCAGTAGCAGGGGAGACGGAAACAGCCGAAATGGAACCGCTCTGCGAAGTGAACACGACGCAGTTGGCGAACGGCGAAACGCTGAAAATCTTCCAAGCGTGCAGCCAGTAGTTCCAGTAAAGACCTTGACCGTTGTTCTGTTGGCGCATGGTCTGGAGAACGTCGAAAACCATCCAGAAATCAGCGCTGCACATGATACCAGCAAGAGCGCCAAGCGAAGTCAGCTCTGCTTCGGTGAACGGAGCATAGCTTGCATTATCAACCTCGTTGAAAAGCATCTGCAAACGCTCTTCGTCATGGTCGGTGAAGGAATCGACGACGATAAGGTGACCGATGAACTCCGCCTTGTCCATGTTGAAAGCAGCAGCCAGAACCTCGACGTCCATGTTGGCTTCGTAATCAGCGTCGATGAAGATGTAGTTTTCAGTGTACGGAGTAGCATTGTACACGCCAGCCTGATTGTATTCGTTGGTAAGATACGTCATCTTACGTGCATAAGCACGCATCTTCTTAACTGCGTCCTTGGGGTCGGTGCTCTGTGCCGTGACGGAAACGTAATGAAGCTGCGCGTTGAGGACGGCGCGGCAAATCATGTACTTCATCATGGTGAACTCGTCAAGGTTCATACCAGTGTAGAGGGTAGACGTGACACGTGCAATGAGGTCGGTCATCTCCTGCCAAGCGATGAAAGCCTGACGCAGCTCGTACTCCTGAATGGTGACCTTGTAGAACTTCTGGAAATTCAGACGATGGAACGCTGCTCGAACGTCGGGCATCTCGCGCTTCATCCACTCGGATTCTGCCTGGTGCGGGTCGTAGCTGTGAACCTTGCCGATGTTGGCGAAGATTTCCTCAACCGTCTCGCCCATTTCAAGGGTGCCCTTCTTGAAACGCGCCCAGGGATTGTCCCACGTCTTGCTGGTGACGATAGCCATACCGATACGGTTAACCAGAGCGTCGATGAAACTGTTCTGATAGGCCTCGTACTGCATGATAACGCTACCGACGCGCTGAATGGCATCTACATTGTCAATGATTTGAATCGGATTGCTCATATTTCTCCTTTTACTCTAGTTTTCCACCTTCCGATTTGAGAAGGTATTTACCGCTTGACTTGTCGTAAGCCTTGATTACCTCTGCATCGAAAAGCGCTTTCTTGATTTCTGGAACTTCGTTTATGATTACAGTCAGAACATCTTTAGGGTCAAGTTCCTTGTGTGCAAGTTCCAGGATTTGCTTACTCGGTTTACGTGGCATGATAGCTCCTTACATGTTGAACAGTTCGTTGAATGTTTGCGGAGAATGTTGTGGTTCTTCAAAATCGGGGAAGGGATTGGGCATTGAAGGCTTCGTCAGAAACGTCTCTGCATATTTCCTTTTCTGCTCATGCAGGCTCTTTTCAAGTTCAACAGCCTTGTCGATGGCTTCGTCCCTCATGGTTTCCGCAGTTCGCAACGATTCGAGCAGTTGCTCATGTTCGGTACGCTCCACCACGTCAACTTCTTCCATGCCCTCGGGAAGAACTTCGTAGAATACGTAGGGCATCATTCACCCCCTTTCTCATCATACATATCATATTTAAGAAGGTATGACAATAGCCATTTAATCGAAAACGTCAAATCTACACAATTGACCAGATTGAAAATCTCGTCCTTGCAAAGAGCAACGAAAGCATCGTACTCGCAATCGTAACCTTCTTCCAGGTACTTGACGAAAACGCTGTAACTGGAAACGCTGAAAACATCTTCGCAATTGAAAAGCATGACCCAGGAATCATCTTCATGGTCGAACTCGAAAGAAAGATTAGACATAGATTTTCTCCCAACCGAAATCCCAATCGTTCATCATCCAAGTAAGAGCAATGCACATCTTGGTAGCGCAATCCTTACCTGTTAGGAAGATAGGTTTGCAATCCTCGTCGATGATGATGTTGATTTCCTCGTTGTCAATGATGATGTGGGTGATGGGTTTGCCATCGTATGTTAGCATGTAATAAGTTTTCATAACTACTTCCTTTCTCCCCATTTACAGAAACCATTAGGCTCAACATAATAAGGTGCTGCACAATTCCAGGGTTCATCTTTGAATTTGCAATCTCTGCAACGTACAATTTCTTCAAGTTCAGAACCTTTGTAAAAGGAACCGCTTACAATGTATTCAATCATTTTTCCAAAACCTCGAAAAGCAATATTCCGATAATTATTCCAAGTACAAGAAACAACAATTGAAAGTCACTCATTTCTACTCCCTAATCTGCATCTCACCAGGAACGAGAACTATACCGCCAGGAACACGCTTTTGATACAACTTGCCATCGTAAACAGCTCCGAAATCGAAATTGTCCAAAGTCACTTGGTCATGGAGATTGTATGGCATACCAGATACGTGCGTTTCAAGTTCACCGTCGATTTCCTCTGTATAGCATTTGGCACGAAGAAACTTTGCGCGTGTGAACGTCGATTCATGTTTCCATGCTCCAAGCCTGAACGGGTCAACATCGAGATTAGAAGGAATATCAGTTCCAAGAAGGTGCAAAGAATCAGTGTCAGCATAGAGAAACCTATCGTAAACTGATTGCGCTGACGATACTGTTTTAAAACGAGCATAAGCGGTAACGAAAACACCAACAGGAAGATAAACAGGCTTGCGCTTCTGCACTTCCATATCAGTATAACGCACCACACCATCTTCATCCAATATCGGTCTACGTCCTTTAACCTCGATACGAGTAGCAAACTTACCGTAAAGAGAATTTAGCATAAGTTTAGCTATTTGACGTTTTCCTGGTTTACCTTCTTTAGCTGCTTGAATCTTCTGTTCCGTGAACTTGTCAACATATTCCTTGAACTGCCATTCGTTAGCCTTAAATGTATAACCACCTAACCACTCTACATTTTTAATGTTATACTGCATGTTAATCAATGTCCAGTCCACATTGGTTACAGTGAATACCACTTCAACACCTGATTTTTCCAAGTATTCAGTTTGCTTGAACCTGAAATTACCTTTGAGCTGAATACAGGGAATATGATTCTTCTTGACCTTGAAACGACACGAAACAGCAGCAACCCACAATGGACGTTTCGGATTACATGGCGGCTTGTCATCGAACCATTCAGGCGAACCGTAAGGAAGTTTGCAATCGTGCATGACGGAAGGGTAAAGACTGTTCACATCGAAAACTATACCTTCACCAACTTCCTTACCAGAAAAACGTGGGTCAGCGTAGGTGAATCCACCACGATACGCCTTTCGGATGAAAGCATCTTCTTCCTCTGTGATTTCAGGATACATCTTCCTGAATCCCTTATCGCCGCCAAGCATCTTCTTGTATGTGTAAAGAGCATTGCTGCCAGCGGTCATCTTGGTCAAACCCTCGTCAATGAACTCAACGAGAACATGAGCAACGATTTGAACGTCACGACGAATATAATCCTTTTCAGCATCGGTCAGAACATGACCAACTTCACGATACGCTTCATAATCAAGTTCGCCTTTACCTTCATCAAGACCGTAATCTTTTGCCATGCGTTTCACTGAAAGAGGAATAACCTTGAACGAATCATAAATTTTAACTCGTTTTTCTTTAGTGAAATACAATGTTATTTGATAGACTTGGTTCATATCGCTGATAAGAGTAGTGTAAGATTTGTTTTTGACATGCTTATTATCTTCAACCCACTCCCAGCCGTTCTTTTCAAGGTAATCGAGAATGAAAGCACCATCGAAACCAAGATTGTGAAAGTAAAGTTGACAATTAGCAGCAGCATTGCACCATTCGATGAAATCATCAATTGAATTACCATAAACAACAAAATCAGTATCACGCACATCACAAACAGCATATGCCCAAACACGGCAATCATCAGGGTCAGTGGTCGTTTCAAAGTCAGCTGTGAAAATGCGCATTGAAAGACCTTCCTCAACTTCTTCAAACTCACCTGTATTGAATACATAATCTTCTTGCATTATTGCCCCTCATAACCAGGATGATTTGTACCCTGATAAGTATGGTAAACCTCATTCCAATATCTCATGATATTATTATGACGAATTATTTGTGGTGTTTTATCCGATGATTTCTCAACTGAATAGATATAGTTTATCTCAACTTCATCGTCTCCACTCTCGAAAATAAGTGCAAGTTCATCGGGGTAGTTTTCAGCCATGTAATCAATCACATCGAGAACAAATGAATTGCCGTTATACTCCATCCATGCTTCTTTGTACTTTTCAGCATATTGATAAGTTTTAGGGTACATTTCTTCCCAAAGGTCATCCAAATCATCACCGTCAACATAATAATCTTCATGCAATTCAACTAAATTCTTATTCGACAACATTGTAATTTCTTCAATTGACGATAATGGCTCATCGTAAATTTCACTTCTAAACGAATTTGCCCTATTCAACAACTGCTCACGCTGTTCTTTTCTACGGCTATTAATTGTCCTTGTTGCATATTTTATCTCATCGGCTAAATACTTAGGTGCTATATATCCGTCCATATCTATAAAATCAAGCGCATCAGGTTTGTTTTTTACAAGAATACGACCTAATTCTTTTTCACGCTGATATAATTCATCTCTTGTTTCAATAAGGTTTTTTTCACGAACTATACTTGTTTTATTAGGAAGAACGTCATAATTACCGCTTTTTTCCATTCTGGTAATAGCAGCATTGTATTTAGAAACTGCTTCACGCAATCTTCTCTCTTGTGCGCTATTCCATGTAATTCTAGCACGTGCCATCTTCAACACCCTCGACATTGTAGGCCAAACCAGCGTACACGGTCATTTCCTGTGGTGAGCGGTAAACAACACCTTCATTTTCATCATAGACCCTGAATCCTCTACCCTCTATCTGCATATAGAGCTGAATCATAGCAAGGTCATTGAACATACACGGCACATGAAAGCGCTTGCTCATGGAATGATTGAGCCATTGAATTTTCTTATTAACCTCATTCAAAAACTTGTCTCTGTGTGCCATCGTAGAAAATGCAAACCTGTAACAATCAATAACCGCTTCCCAGTCTGTTTCATCTAGATTGTAGCAAACAGGGCTTTTGTATTGACTAGCATTGTAAGTCATGTGTCCTCCTTAAAACCAATCGACACAAGCCAGAAGTGCAAAGGTCAAGCAGAACAAGAACGTCGCCCAAGTCGTATTCCGTTCGGTGAACACATCTTCACGTATCACAAAAGCAGAGCAGACAAAGACGATAATGGTAACGGCAAAAACTGCAATTTTCAGAATCTCCATAATGAACCTTCCTAAAAGAGAAGGGGCGGCAAACCCCCTCCCTTTCCTTGATATGCGGATGAATCCTAGCCGATGAAGTCGAAGGCCATGTATTCCTGACCGCGCTCCTTCGAGACTCGCAAGCTGAACTGAATGACCTGATTTGCCAGCTCGTCTTTCATGCCGTCTGCGTCCACTTCTTCGAGCATCTCCGTCACGATAGAATTACCGAAGTAGAAGTTGGATTCATCTTCCTTGAAGGCGATAACAGCAAAACGTCCGTCCTTGCCTTCGATGAATCCGTAATCGACAATATGCAAAGATCGGAAGAGCACAC